ACAACTGGTATTTGTGATAGAATTTTAATTTATAATTATGCAACTCAAAAATGGTCTTTAGCAGAAGCTAGTTCTAGTCAAATATTTTCACAATTTGTTGGAGCTTATACTGTTGAGTTAATGGATATTATATCTCAAAACTTAGAAGATATTAATATTGCATTAGACTCAGATTTCTGGTCTGGTGGACAGTTATTATTGGGTGGAATTACTAATGATTTTAAAGCAGCAATATTTTCTGGTAATCAATTAGAAGCAGAAATAGAAACATCAGAACAAGAAGTATTTCCAGGAACAAGAGCAAATATTACTGGTGTTAGACCAATTGTAGATGCAACAGCAACAGTTACGGTTAAAACAAGAGAACGTCTTGCCGATACAGAAACAGAATCTTCAAGTTCTACTATGACAGATAGTGGTATTAATCCTGTAAGACAATCAGGAAGATATGTTAGAGCTAATGTTAAGATAGCCGCAGGAACAAATTGGAATCATGCTCAAGGTATAGATCTTATAGCAAGTAGAGCAGGATATAGATAATGGTAGAAGTTGTTGAAAAAGATATAGATAATGTTAGATATTCATTTGAGACACAAGAATATTTTCAAAGACAACTTGAAGAAGCAGTAAATACATATATAAACAAATTCAATACAGAAAACGATAAAGTTTTCTCATGGTTCATAGGAGATTAATATGGCAGGAATAAAAGATTATAGCACTACAGCATCAACCAATACTACAGTAGGTTCAATTAGTGTTGCAGAAGGAATGTTACCTTCTAATATTAATAATGCTTTTAGAGGATTAGCTGCAGAAATTAGAGAATGGTATAACGATTCTCAATGGGTTATTTATGGAGATGGTGATAGTTCATTTACTATTGCTTATGCTTCAGCAACTTCATTCACAGTATCTGGTGTAGATGTAACAAGTTTTTATCATGTAGGTCGCAGAGTTAAAGCAATAGCTACAACTCCAGGAACTATTTATGGAACAATAAGTGCAACTACATTTTCAACTAATACTACTGTAACAGTAACATGGGATAGTGGTTCATTAGCCAATGAAGCTGTAAGTATTTATGTTGCTGTATTATCTAAAACAAATGATTCAATTCCAGAATTAGTTATCACAAATGCTAAAGTTGCAACGTCAGCTGCAATTGACGCAACTAAAATAGGTGGTGGATTAGTTTCAAACACAGAATTTAGTTATCTTGATGGAGTTACATCATCAATTCAAACACAAATTGGAACAAAATTAACAGCTTCAAATAATTTATCAGACATATCATCAGCATCTACAGCTAGAACTAATTTAGGATTAGGAACTATAGCAACTCAAGCAGCAAGTAATGTTGCTGTAACAGGTGGAACAATCACAGGATTAGGTTCTCCAAGTTCAAATTCAGATGCTGCAACAAAATCTTATGTTGATGATGCGGTAGCAGGACTTAGAACAAGAATTGTTTGTAGAGCTGCATCTACTGCAAATGTAGTTATAGCTTCAGCATTAGAAAATGGAGATATATTAGATGGTATTACTCTTGCAACAGGAAATAGAGTTTTATTAAAAGTCCAAACAACAACTTCACAAAATGGTATTTATACTGTTGTAGCAAGTGGATCTGCGTCAAGAGATACTGAGTTTGACACAATATCTGAACTAGCTGGTCAAATGGTTATTATCCAAGAAGGAACATCTAATGCAGATAAATTTTTCTTATGTACTACAGATTCAAGTGCTACACTTGGAACAAGTTCAATAACATTTACAGTTGTTACACCACAAAATGTTGGAACAGTAACTTCTGTTGGATTAACAGATTCAGGTTCTTCTGAATTTACAATTACTAGTTCACCAATTACTTCTTCAGGAAATATTTCAATTGCAGTTAATGGAATTAATGCAACTAAAATAAATGCAGGAACATTACCTGATGCAAGATTAAGTAGTGCTGTTGTAACATTAACTGGATCACAAACATTAACAAATAAAACTTTAACAACTCCTGTAATTAGTTCTATTTCAAATACTGGAACATTAACACTTCCAACTTCTACAGATACTTTAGTAGGATTAGCAACTACCGATACATTAACTAACAAAACACTAACTGCACCTAAAATAGCTAATGGTGGATTTATTGCAGATGCTAATGGAAATGAACAAATAAAATTTACAACAACTGCTTCAGCAATAAATGAATTAACAATAACTAATTCTGCAGCAGGTAATTCACCAGATTTATCAGTAACTGGTGGAGATACAAATATAGGATTAAGCATAACTACAAAAGGTACTGGATTAATTAAATTTAATGATAGTGCTTATTTCCCAGAAGCTACACTTACAGATGGTGCAACAGTTACTTGGGACGTAGGAACTTCTCCAGTTGCTAAATTAACTTTAGGTGGAAACAGAACTTTATCTGCACCAACAAATGGTGCTACTGGACAATTTATTTCTATTGCTGTAATCCAAGATGCTACTGGTTCAAGAACTTTAACTTGGAATAGTGCTTATGAATTTACTGGCGATACTGCACCCACACTAACTACAACTGTATCTAAAGCTGACTTATTTGTATTTAGATATAATGGAACAGTATGGCATGAAATGGGAAGAAACCTTAACTTAAGTATAACATAATGTACGCATTAATAAAAGACGCATCTATAATAAAAATATTTTCAAATCCAGAACCATTTGAACATAATGGTAATAAATATTCTTCTCAAATATTTACACTTTGGAATAAATCACAAAAAGAAGCTATTGGAATATATGAAGTTCATACAGACTCAACTAATTTTAAAGATGAATCTTATTACAATAATACGAATGAAATATTTGAATTAAATGATTTAACAGTTACAAGAAAATGGGGAACTGCAACTCCTAAACAATTAGAAGATGTAAATGCAGTAGATCAAAATAACGAACCAATAATTCAAGACGGAAAACAATTAGTAACTAAAGGTTTAAAATCTCAAAAGATTTCTGTAATTAAACAACAAGCTAGTGGATTACTTTCACCAACTGATTGGTATGTAGTTAAAGCTAGTGAAGTAGAAGGTTACACAATACCAAATAATATTAAAACATTTAGAACACAAGTCAGAACAAAATCAAATGAAATGGAAGCTATGATTACTGCTTGTACGACTGTTGCTCAGTTAAAAGCATTATACGAATACACAGGCGAAACAAATCCAACTAGACCAATCGGCGAATTTCCAAAACTAGAGGTAATCTAAATGCTATCGTTAGATTTTTTAATTAATTCATTTGTAGAATCTAACAATAGAATAAAGAATTAATTATGCCTTTAATCTTAGGTGCTAACTCTGTAAGTGGCTATACAGTTAAAAACTCATTAAGATTTAATTCTGGTAGTTCTGATTATTTAAATAGAACATTTGGAACTGCTACAAGCAGAAAAATATTTACTTTGTCATTTTGGATTAAACGAAGCAAACTAGGTGCGGCACAAATTATATTTGGAAATGGAACTGGAACAAATACAGATGGGTTTGGACTTATAGGGTTTTTAAGTGGAGATACATTTAGATTTTCAAACACACCAGATTATGGAACAAATGATATTGAATTAGTAACAACTCAACTTTTTAGAGACACATCTGCTTGGTATCATTTAATTGTTGCTATGGACACAACTCAAGCAACATCATCAAACAGAATAAAAATATATATTAATGGTTCTCAAATAACTTCTTTTTCCACATCTACTTATCCATCATTAAATTTAGAACCAAGAATAACTTTAAATAATAGCCACATGATTGGTCGTAGAGTAAATGACTCTACTGATTATGCTGATTATTATTTATCAGATTATTTTTTCATTGATGGTCAAGCATTAACACCTACATCATTCGGCGAAACAGATACATTATCAGGAATATGGATTCCAAAAGCATATACAGGAACTTATGGAACTAATGGATTCTACCTGCAATTCAAAAACTCAGCTTCTCTAGGAACAGACTCATCAGGTAATGGAAACACA